ATTTACAAACAATAGATCCCGAATTAAAAGTGTTTATTAAGGGATATGAAGCTGGGTATAATGATGTTAATATTGTTAATCATGAAGAATTAGTATTAAATGTTAATAATGTTTGGTATTATGGTAAACATGATTTACTTAAAAACATAGAGAAGAAAGATAAAATACTAAATAGGGAATCAGAACATAAATCAATAAAAGGTATAATAATAGGTTATGAAGAAGACTTTAGTAAATAATTACAAGACTCTTATACTTGGCGATACTCATGGTCGCTCAAATTGGAAATTAGCAATACATCAAGATAAACCTGATAGAGTTATTTTTATAGGTGATTATTTTGACTCATTTGATATACCGGGACTAGATCAAATTTATAATTTCAAAGAAATAGTTCACTACAAAGAAAGTAATCCACAAGTTGAAGTTGTAATGTTGATTGGTAATCATGATCATCATTATTTTCCCGAAATTGGTTATACCGGAACTAGTGGATATCAATCTGGAATTGCTCCTTCAATCAGTCAAGTTATAAATGAAAATAGACATCATTTGCAAATGGCTTATGGGTTTGAAAATTTCTTGTTTACACATGCTGGTGTAAGTCCTGTATTCATGGATCAAGTGTTTGGAGAGAATGATTGGAATATAGAAACAGTAGTAGTAGATTTAAATGAGCTGTTTAAATATAAACCTAAAGCATTTGAATTTAATGGTTTTGATGGTTCGGGTGATAATACAACTCAAACCCCAATTTGGATTAGACCTAGATCATTAATGTCTGCAAATAAAAAACACGAGAAAGGGTTAAAGAAAGATTATATTCAAATTGTAGGACATACTCAAATGAGTAAATTAGACCTTACTGGATCAGATAAATTCACAGGTGGGAGATATTATTTCATTGATACAATGGATACCACAGGAGAATATTTGATTTGGCAAGATAATAAATTTACCGTTAACTCAGTAAAATAAATAAGTTATGGAAAATAATCGTAGATCATTTTTTAAAGGACTAGCAGCATTCGCTAGTGGAGTAGTAGCAGCTAAAGTAACTTCTTATATTCCAAAAAAAGAAGAACCAAAAGAAGAGTTAATGGTATCTAATACTATTACCTTTAATCACAATGGAGTAGATTATCATCCGCTTGCAGTAAAGAAAACAGATATGGATGTAGCGGAATATCAGCAACCTAAATACCCATTTAATATAACTAATATACAACCAAAAATTAGAAAAGCAAACATATGAACAAATTAAAATACATATTACAAGATCTAAAGTGGTTGAAGGTATTAAATAGTCCATTCAAACCATTTAATGTTAATTTATACGCAGGTAAAACCCAAATTGGTACCCCATATTTTCTACCTAGAAAATGGGTTAAGGCAACTCCAGAATTGGCTAAAAAGGCAGCATTGGAAACAATGGAGTCTGAAAAAAAGTGGAATAGTATAAATCCTAAATATACTCATAGGATAAAATCATACGAAGAACTATATCAAGAAAAACTAGGTTATTCATTTCCAATACCACTAACAGTAGGATTCAGTTACTGTGGATTAGGATGGAAAACAAAATGGACTGATACTGATTTTAGATATGAATGGGGTCCTGTATTATCATTTGTGTTTTTTGGTTATCAAATAGCATTAATGGTAGGTCACAAACACAGCTCACATTATTGGGAATCATGGTTATATTATGAAAAGGCTACTGATAAAACTAAATCTAAACGTGAACGAATAGAGCAATGTAAAAAGGAATTTCCACAAACATGGAAAGTATCTTCTATGGGCAAAGAAGAAATCGTAGATTATTATCAACGTATACTTAAAACTAAATATCTATGACACGAGTAGAACAAAAAGCAAATAAGGAGAGACTTATGTTAAAGGAATTGATTGATAAAATGTTTGAAATTGCTGGACACAATCTTAAGTTTGAAGATGTAGAAGGTAGAAAAGATCATTGGTTTCAACAATACACAATGACTGAGGCTCAAAATAAGGAGTGGCGAGAATGGGGTACTAACTTTCTAAATAAAAAACGTCGTTGGGGTATAAAGTTAGCCTCTCGTGAAATGGCAATGCTTGATTTATATTGTGGATTAAAAACAGTTATGAATGAAGAAGAAAAGAGCACAACAAACGAAGCGTGAGTGGTTTATAGTAATGAATTCACAACTAGAATACTTTAGTGGATTGATGTATGGTGGTGAATTAGTATGGTGTAATGACTATAAAGAGGCTAAACCATTAGATAATGAAGCTAAATTTAAAACATTACAATCATTATGCTATGGCGAAGAATTAATCTTAGATTACATTAATTAAAAAATAGGAGAGGTTAAGTGACCCGACCTACCTATAAATCGGGTGTGAGGTGTTAGTAGGTAGCCTCTCCTAAATCTTTAAATTATGAGAACAGAACAAGAACGCTTAGCAAAATATAGAGCAGCATTTTTAGAGAAAGTAAAAAAATGGAAATGGGATGCTATAGAAGACAAACCTAGTAATAGACGAGGTCGTAAACCTAAAATAACAACCCGCCCCGAATCAAAGCCAAGAACTAAATTAGAACAAGACGCATTTGCTTATAACTGGATAAAATAATAAATTATGAATAAATACGAAGCATTAGGAGACAATTATTTTGGATTTGAATTATTTGAAGAAATATTTAAAGTAATTAATGAACGTGGTTACTCACATGAAGATCAAATGTTTAAAGCTGGTGTAGCAAGCGCAGAAGCTGCTGTTAGGCGTCTACGTGAAGAATATTACGAAGCTATATCTAAGTCGGTGATGGATATTTAATATTTATAGGTATGAAATACCTAATATCCTTTTTATTATTAATTAGTAGTTTTACTGTTTCGTCTCAAGACCTAATTACTATTAATCACAAATCCTACAAGACAACTTATAGTAAATCTAAAAACTATCCTGTTAAGGTTGAGTGGTGGTTAACCAAAGCAATGATAAGTTGTTCTACTAAGGTTAAACGAACTGATAATTTTGGACCTGATCCTAAGTTAATAGCAAATACTAATCTACAACAGTACTATGAAAAATCAGGTTATGATCGTGGTCATAACTTTCCTGCAGCTGACGGTGCTTGTGATGTAGTTAGTATGACTGAGTCATTTTATTTTTCTAATATGGCCCCACAAACACCACAATTAAATAGAGGTGATTGGAAAATGGTTGAAGAATTAACTCGCCTTGAAGCAAATCAATATGACTCAGTTCATGTTTGGATGGGCTCAGTAGGTGAAATTAAAAAGATAGGAGGTTTATCAATACCAAGTCAATGTTGGAAAGTTTTATACATTAATAAAACTAAAGAATGGTTTGCTTTCTTATTCAACAACGATAATACTAAAGCAAACGGTATTAATGATAATAAAGTAACTGTCAAGGTGGTTGAGCAAATTTCAGGTTATAAATTCAAGTAAATAAAAAATAAAATATGGCTATTCAAACAAAAGACGATGCACAGAGTAAAGCGGATAGGAGAGTAGATAGATCATTTTTTAAGAAGGAAAAAGAAAAACCATTAATGGAGCGTAAATTTAATGAGTTGATAAGTTTAGCAGATCAAATGGAATGGGTTAGATTGAAACAATTAGAGAAAGATAAACAAGTAAATAAATAAAATATGACTAACGACACAATGTATTTCAATTGTATGGCTATTGAGGAATTGGTTCGTAGTATGGTTATGAGAGGTATAGATGATAATTTTAAACTAGTAATAGCTGTTAATAAGGAATTTCAACCTCAAACCGCTTGGGAACAAGAGGTATATAGCGAAGCCATTATATACGCCAAGCAGGGAGTATTAAATTAGAATTGGTCGGTCAAAATTATTGCTGTATATTTAGTGTATTAAATAATTAAAAAAACAAAGGTTATGACAAACGAATTAAATTCAAACGTAATGATGAGTGGTAATAGTTACTCGCTTGAGCAAATCAAATCAATGGCTCCATCAGTATTCACAACTGATAAAGCACCCCACCTTACAGACAAATACATTCAAACCCCAACATCACGTGTTGTAGAGGATTTGATGAGTATGGGATGGCAAGTAACTAAAGCGCAAGAAGTTAAAGCGCGTAAGGGTAAGGGATTCCAAAAACATATGGTTGTGTTCCGTAACCCTGAGATTATGATTAAGGGTGCTAATGGTGATGATTCATTCCCTCAGATTCTACTTACCAATTCACATGATGGTAAAGCAGCGTTCAATTTTAGAGTAGGTATCTTTAGGTTAGTATGTTCAAATGGGTTAGTTATTAGCGATGCTGATTTTAATAATGTATCCATTAGACACATGAATTATTCCTTCGAGACATTACAAACCAAAATTCAAGAGGTAATTGCTAAACTACCTAACTTGGTTCAGAAGATTAATTTGTTTAAACAAACTGAACTGACTGATGCTCAAATGACTGATTTTGCTACTAAAGCAGCAGCACTTAGAAACAAACAAACAGTCAACATCGCAGATCTACTTCGTGCAGATCGCAACCAAGATGCAGGTAATGATTTATGGTTAGTATTTAATCGTATTCAGGAGAAGGTAATTAGTGGTGGGTATGGTTATGGTCGTAAGAATAGAAAGGCACGTTCAGTAAAGAACTTCCAACAGGACATTAAGTTAAACGAACAATTGTTCGAACTAGCCGAAGCGTATCTTTAGTTAATAATGGTGGGGGTGTCAAAACCCCCATCATATATTTATTAAAACAAATTATATGATCATAATATTATCAATACTGCTAGGTGTTACTATAGTATTTTTAGTAGGGATAATGCTCCGCGTTAATAAACTCAAACAACATATAGAGTTATTAGACAGAGAACAACATACTCAGAATAAAGATATAATAGAACTATTAAAATACAGAGGCGAATCATCAGTTGTTATATTACAACATTCAGACGTGTTAGCGTATTTGTGTGATCGGGATCCTTTATTAAATAAAATAAAAATGCCTATTTCTACTATAGTTGGGCAGGCATAATTCTTTTAATATATTTATTCAAAATTAAAACAACATGGAAATTAAAGACATCTTAAGTGAATTAATCACAGTAGCAACAAATTTATTAAATGAAAAAGGCGAACCCGAAAATTTCGATCTGGAAAGTTTCATTTCAACAATGGAAGCATATTATGAAGACTTAGATGAGATAGGAGCATTTCATTTTGAAAATGATAGTGATGGATATGAGTTTGATGAAGACGAATATTAATCAATTAAATTGAAATATCATGAATAGAAATCAACATCGCCTTCTCAATGACATTCAAATAGCAAACATTATATCTCAGGTGGCTTATGATTTAGTTAATTACAAAACCGAAACAGCAGAAGTGTTTATAGATCATTATTTAAGAGACGATGCTGAGGGATTATTTAAACTAATAAGTGAATGGGTTGAAGCGGCTGAGGATGAAGTAAGAAGACAACTTAATACAGAATTGATGGAAGATTCATTTAATGATGATAGTTATACCCCAAATTATGATTTTTAAACAACAAAAAACAAATATAGTTATGGCAGCAAAAGCAAAAACAATCCCAGTACCTACAGAAGTAAAACTAACAATTACTAAAGAACAACTTAACACCATCCTACAAATCAGAGAAGCGTTAGATAGCGCTACTGAGGATATTAGAGATTTGTGTGAAAATGGTGATCAAGAACAAATGACAATTGGATTTACATTGGGTAAACTCCAGAAATCATTAATAGATGCTTATAGTCAAGCCGATAATCTTTATGATAAGTTGGATACTGATACTAATGATGAATATGATATGCAATTTTAGTTATTAGTATTTAATAGTTAATTTGGTGGGCACAATAATTGTGCCTACCTTCATTTCAAATAAATAAGTTATGAGAACATTAGTAATTCATCCACACGACAATTCAACACATTTCCTAAAGCCAATATACGAAGATATACCTAATAAAACAGTTATTACTGGTGGTTTAGTTATTGCTGAGGTAGAAAATTTAATATCGCTACATGATCGTATTATAATGTTAGGTCATGGTTCACCTAAAGGTTTATTTGGTATTAGTTTTAATCGTAGTTATGTTATAGATAAGGATACAGTAGATTTATTTGAAAATAAAGAATGTATATTCATTTGGTGTCATGCTGATCAATTTGTAAAGGAACATAACCTAAAAGGACTATATAGTGGTATGTTTGTAAGTGAAGTAATTGAAGCATTGATGTATAAATTAAAAAATGATGAAAAACTAATCACCGATTCAAATAACGGCTTTGCATTCATGCTTGGTTCTGTAATTAATAAAATGCCACTAAATGAAGCATATAATCAATTAAAGAAAGATTATGGTTTCTTAGCTAAATCAAATGAAATAGCTAACTATAATAATGAAAGATTAGCATTGGCAGAGTAAAGATATTATATTTATCTAAACAAAAAATAAAAGTTATGCAAGACATTAATTATCCAATTGGTTTAACCATTTTCAAGTTAGATGAAGATAAAGAAGAGTACACTATTACAGGCAATCTAGCCAAGGAGTATCGATTCAGAGAATTTGATGGTGCATATGATCTTGAAGAGTATATTCAAAAACACATTGATTGCTCAGGCATTGACTTTGATTCTGAATATTGTCAGTTCTTTGCTTATACTAAGACTATAGAGCGAGCAAAGCAATTTGTTGAAGATATAACTGCTTGGGTAGCTAAAATAAAAGAGTTAGTAAATTAAATAGGCAGAGTAAAGGTATTATATTCATATAAATAAAAAATAAAATAAAAGTTATGAAAAAATCAACACTTATCGCAGAATTTGACCAAGCAGTACACATCGTAGACAGTTCATTTCCATCATTGTATACTAAATGTGATGTAATTAAAGTACTTAGGGATCTTGAAACTACTCTTAAAGATTTTATAGATGAAAAAAATGTTGTGAATGATAGTAAGGTAATTTTTACAACTGAACAACTCGATTTATTAATACAAGCAGTTACGGATGATATAAAAGACATGGGTGTTGATGCTATTTATGATTATGATTTGAGTATAAATTGTAGAGAGGTAGAACTTGATAGTGTTGATTTACATTACGATAATATCCAAGAAACAGTTGAAGCATCTATCCAAGATTGGTTTAAAAATCTTAATGAAGACGATTGTGGTTGCTAGATAAATTTGGTGGGCGGCTTTAAGCCGCCTACCTTCATCTAAATAAATAAGTTATGATGTATATTGTTATTGCTATTTTGCTTTATGCTATCAATGAAAATGTTCGTAGAATTAATCAAAAATAAATAACTATGGCTGACTTTAGTAAACAATGGTGTGATCAAAATGATCCCGAAATGCCTTATGACTTTGATGTTATTGAAGAGTGCAAGAAGTTAAATGAAGGTGAGTGGCTACCCATAATATGTGAAGGATATGGCTTTCTAGGTATAGCAAATATTAGTGGAGAATGTAAGGTATTAATAGATGATAAGTGGGTGTTATTTGATGATGTGATTAATGATTACGATTTATCCTTCTAGATATACGACTGTCAAGATTAAGATCATATATTCATACAAATAAAAAAATATGAACCAATTACCAAACGGATTACATCAGATTTACATAATGGCAGATAAATGTTGTAAGATATTGATGATGAAAGGGATTACTATTAAAGCAGCCGAAGAAACAGTGTTGAATACTCTTAAAGAATATAATTCAGATTTGAAAGCGGGTAACTATAAGAAAGTAGAAACCGCATTAGAAATGAAATTCGCCTAAATGGCGAGGTTAGGGTCATATATTCAATCAAATAAAAAAATTAAAGTATGACAGCACAAGAAAAAGCAAATAAGTTAATCTCAATGAATGAGATAATAATATTAGCAGAAACAGGATATAAGCTACCAGTGGATGAACGTAAAGGTATTGCTAAACGCCAAGCAATTGAAACTTGTAATGAGATATTAGGGTATATGGGTGCGGATCGTGGTTATTCATTTTGGGTTGAAGTAAAACAAATATTAGAAAATATATGACACCAAAAGAAAAAGCAGAAGAGTTAGTTTTAAAATATTTAAGATTACAAGAACCAAATTACAATTGGTTTCATAAAGGATTAGCTAAACAATGCGCATTAATTGCAGTGGATGAGATACTATCAACTATTGTAAGTACACCTACTGATTATGGCGCAAGTTGGACGTATTGGGAACAAGTAAAAACCGAAATAAATAATATATGACACTAAAAATTAAAACAGCAGATATAGAATTAGAGTATACAGATGAGTATAAGATTATTGAGGGGCAAGCTAAACAACATATATTAGATATTATTAATAAGATACATGAGCATCAGGTAAATAGTAAATCATTTATATCAGAAGAGTATATTATATCAGTTGAAAAATTTATACCAAAACGGGAATATTAATATGACACCACAGGAAAAAGCTATTGAGATTTATAACAAGTTTTATGGTATTCCATTGTACATCAAGACTATCAAACAATGCTGTAATATCGTTGTTGATGAAATAATTGAAAGTAGAGAAGATGATAGCTCATTTAATGATACTAAATGGGGGAACGGATCCGAATATTACACACCACATCCAATGTATTTGAATTATTGGTTACAAGTTAAAGAAGAAATAAATAAACTATGAGTACCAAATTTGGAATAGCAAGACGAGAAGTAGAAATTCAGCTAGGTGATGAAAATGGAATATTTGATTACATTAGCGAGGATTTTTTTTGGCCTGTAGCATTTAGGAGTAACGGAGGTAAAATTTATCTTAGTAGTCCTTTAGCATATAAATTATCTGATGATACAAAAGTATATGCTTTAGATAATGGACAGGAGGGAATATACACAATAGGAGATATTAAAAAAGAAATTGAAACACAATGAAAGTAGAAGAAATAAAACAATTAGCAGAAAACGCTTGGGAAGGATGTCAGGGTTGTGATGAGAATGATAAGTATTTTTGGATTAATGGGTTCACAATTGGTTATTTAAATGCTAGAGTAGATAATATAGAAAAACAGATTGAAGCGAGTCGTGATAAGATAGCAGAAATGTTAATTAATAATAAATAACATGAATATAGCAGCTGGAGATATAATAACAACAAAGGTGGGTGGTCCATATAAAGTTATTAGCGTTAAGGATAATTTAATAACATTTGAAATGAAAAACGGAATTGGAATGACCATAACACAACACGTGACGGAATTGATTAAATCCTAACTATTAAAATAAATTATGGAACCAAAAGCATATTTAGCATTAGATTGGGATGATATTAATGAATTAGAGAAAACAGCTAAAGAGTTATTTGATGCCGACACTAATGATGTGGATTGGCTTAGAGGTAGTGTTACCTTGAGTGTAATAGATTGGATGAAAGAAAACAATGTATATACACGTCCATTCAAAACAGAAATAAATAAATAATATATGACAGAACAAGAAGCAATTGATAGAATCAACGCAGCGTTGGATAGAATAGAAGCCAAATTAGATAGCGTAGATGAAGTACTAAATAAAATAAACGGGGAGATAGATAAACATAAAGATACACCCAGCAAAACTATTACAGTGGAATATGACGGGGAAATAATGACACGTTATAAATCAAAATAACAAATGAGAAATAAACGACTACATCAAATTGAAGATATAGGTTTTTATGTAACAATGTGTTTTGTGTCGATAGTAATTGGTTTAAATATATTAAGTTTAATTATAAAAATTATATTATGAGTAATGGAACATTAATTGTATTTGCGTTAGGATGGATTTGTTTGTTAGCAGCTTGGTTGATAAATGATAGAATGGAAGAGAAACGAGTGACAATAAAATTAATGCTTGCAACGGCGAGTTGCGCTTTTTTTGCTGCTAATGCAATATACACTTTTGTTAAGTAACGCGTTTTTTTGCACTTATTTTGCGCCTATACGCGCCGTTTTTTTGCTGCTAACGTGTGGAAAACAAATATAACATGAATGGATGTGGTTTTTTACCACGTCTGTTTTTGTTATGTTGCGTTGCGTATATGGAATGTTGTTGTGTATGTGGATGATGGTGTCGCGCAGAGTTTTAATTTCTCCTCGCCACTCCACACATTTTTTATCGACAAGCAATACTTTTTTATTGGTAAGCAATAAACTTTTATTGATTAGCAGTTTTTTTGCTAAACCAAATTTGTTTTTGTCAAGATTTTTTTGTAACTTCACCCCAATTTTAATTTTTTTTACCTAAATTTTTTTTGTTATGTCAAGGTTTTGTCGTACATTCACATCATGATAAGTAAATCCACAGCAATTCTCATCATAATATTATTAGTGTTATATTCACTACGAAAACACTTCCCCTTCAACGTAGTGTGGAAAGTCATACAGTTTTTTTTTATAATATGGCTGTGTTTTTTTCTATGGGATTTTTTTGTTAGGGCAGGAATTATTTATTAGATTCATTAAAATTAATAGTTATGAAAGTAATAGAAAAACAATGGAATTACGGAACATACCTCGCATACGACGAGATTGATGAGGAGTTTTTAGCAACCGAGAAGGGTATCCGTGTATTACCAGCGCCTTTTTTTTATGAAAAGAAATTATATTTTGAGCTATGGAAGCGTTATGAGCCGGGTGATAAAGCAACATTCCCCAACGGCGGATATGAAGTTGTTGACGTAAGTGGAGGAATCCGTTCATACGACCTGGATCAGATCATCATTCATCCCCAGGTACTCCAGCACAAGAAAATGTTGGATAAGATGGCTCGTCGTGCGGAAAAGGAAGCACGCAAACGCGAACGCAAACGTGATAAGGTATATAAAGCGGTTACTAAAGGTGGACGACGTGGTAGACCAGCAATTGATCCAGCACTTAAAGCCGCTAGAGCAGCACTTAAGGTAGAAGCTGGAGTGCGTAGTGGAGGAAAGCGCGGACGACCTAAGAGTACCGAACCTAAAGTAGTACCTACACCGAAAACAACCGGTGGAAGAAGAGGTCGTCCGGCGCTCTCAGCAGAAGTGATTGACCAGCGAGCAGCAGATAAAGCAGCTGTACAGAAACGTTCGAGAGGTAAACGCGGACGACCTAAATCAAACCGTTGATTGTCATAATTATTTTACGTATATTTATCGAAATTAAAAATTATGATTACAATTACAGAATTAGAAAACGTAGATGCTAATTATTTTGAATTATCTGATAACAATAAAACATTGTATGTTTTTAAAGTAGATGATCATTATGAGTTTTCTATTAATGAAGGTTATGATGATGATCAGGTATTAATTGATGAATGTATTGAATTTTGTAAACAGAATAATTTAAATTATGAAGTTACAGACTCTAATATATTAATTAGACTATAGTTGAAATAATATACGAGATCGGTCAAAACCGGTCTCGTATATTTATCGAAATTAAAAATTATGAATTTAAAAACTATTAATCAAAAACAATGTTTGTCATTTCAAAATTGTGAAGATGATACTCATATTTTTGATATTGAAGCTAAAAATGAAGATAATAAAGTTGAATTTACTATGAATTTAGATGTTGATGGTTTTAACATGACATTAAATCAAGTAGAATTAAAAACACTAATTGATTATCTTCAACAACAACTAGATTAATTCTGTCGTAGTTTTTTTACGTACATTTATCGAAATAAAATTAAAAATTATGACTGTAGAAGATTCCGCATTAAAAGAACTAGATGTTGATGGAGAAACGACTCAATACATTCTAGAGCGAATTGGAATGGACGAGCAAATGGCCGTTCAGTTGACCACTAAATACCCTAGTGTTGTACAGGAACACATCAACGAATTAAAATCTGAAGGATTAATTTAGCCGGGCGAAGCTTAGTTATTATATTCATCCAAATAAAAATTAAACGTATGGCTAACATGTCTTATTGCAGATTCGAAAACACACTTAGAGACCTTAGAGATTGTTTTGCTAACATGGATAGTGATGATTTGAGTCAATCAGAGTTTTATGCACGTAAACAAATGATTGAGTTATGTTGGGATATTTACCAAGAATATTGTAATATAATCGATGATGAATTTGAAGACGAATCAGAATAGGTTTTGTCCGGTCCGAATTTTTTTAGTACATTCATATCACAAATATAAATAAATAATAAAAACAAAGGTTATGGCAAAGAAAATCACAACTCCAGTAGTAATCGAATTTAACGACGAAATTGAAACTGTAGAAACAGTAAAAGCACCTAGCACAGTAGGTAAAGAAGCAGGTAAAGGTTCAAAAGGTCGTCCAACAGTAGCAGGTTCGGCTCGTCAGATGCGTCTAGCAGCTAGAGAAGCTCGTGTAGCAGCAGGTGGTAAAGTACAAAGAGGTCGTCCATCAGTTCAAACAAGCGCTCGCCAAGCCAAACTAGCAGCACAAGCAGCTAGGGTTGCAACAGGTGGGGTTATTAAGCGTGGTCGTCCAGCAACTAAAAAGGTAGATGAAGTAGCAGCCGAAGTGGCTGCTTAATCAATAATGCCTAAGGTCCGCCATCCCGATGGGTGGGTGGCGGAACTTTTTTCGTATATTCATCCAAATTAAAACATATGAATTTACTTATTAATTACATGATTGATTTTTTACACGGCGTTAGAGTAGAGGGTGAACCAGCTAATTACCCGCAGACTAGTCCTTCAAATGTGAGGGGAGAAGATGGTTTTTTTGAGTGGAGCCGTGAATATAGAGTGGGGTGTCAAGCAAAAAGTGGAGCTTGTTTTTATTAGGCGAGATTTTTTACATACATTTATCGAAATAAAAATTAAATATATGGCTACAAGATCTTACATCGGAGTTAGAAACACAGATGCTTCAGTTGATTATATTTACTGCCACTTTGATGGCTACCCAGAGCACAACGGACAGATCCTAACGGAGCATTATAATAATCCTAACCGAGTAAATGAATTAATGAAGCTGGGTGATTTGAGTGTGTTGGGAAAATTTATTGGTGAAAAACAGGATTTCGATAAGCGAATTAAAGATAATTGTTTAGCATACGGTAGAGATAGGGGTGAATCGAATGTGGGAGTGAAAAATACCAGCTATGATAAATTGATTGTCGATCAAAGTGTTGATTATGTTTATATTTTCGACGGTGATTATTGGGAGTGCCACAGCACATATACTCCAGAATTAATTAATTTATATGATAAAGCAGACGCTTAAAGATAGTTCATACTTTTAATTTTTAATGATTACGCCCTGGGTTTCTACCCGGGGCTTTTTTACATGGGCAAAATTAAACACGTATATTTATCAAAATTAAAACATATGACAATAAAAGATTTGATTGAACAATTAAGTAAATTTAATCCAGAAACAGAAGTATTAGGTATGTGTACTGACCCTACAGATTACACCTACAAAGTACCTATTAAGTCAATTATACTAGATGACCCTTATGATTCAAATGGTTATTCAGGTGTAGATGGTTCTGAAGTAGATTGGGTAGAGTGTTATAATGAAGATGAAGAAACAGGTGAAGAAACTTATATTGGTCCTAAGGTTGTATTATTAAATTTAGGTGATGTATAAAAACATCACTTTTTTTTGTCACAATTATTTATATATATTTAATCAAATTAAAAATTATGAGTGATAAATTAACATTAGAACAAAACGAACGTTTAAATGAATTAGAATCTGTGTTAAAAGTTTTTTTATATGATGTAGATTATTTGAGAGAATTTGGTGAAGATGAAGAAACAGATGTTAATTCTTTGTTTGATGATGTGTTTGATAGAATTAGAGAATTAAATTGATTTTTTTGTCACAACTATTTACGTACATTTATCAAAATTAAAACATATGAAATATTTAGTAATTGAATTTTTTGGAAATGATAATTATTTTACTACAAATGGTTGTACAATTGATGAATTAGTAGAGGAAATGTATGGCGGTAGAGAAGAATTTAATTTAGAAGAAGCTAAGAAATCATTTTTTGAAAATTATGATGTATTTGAGATTAGAGGTGAGTTGGTAAAGATAAATTAGTTTTTTTATATCAGGTGAATGTGGGTGGTCAGAAATGATCACCCATTTTTTTAATATTATCTTAACATAATTAATTTAAAATATATTTGTTTTGTTATAATTAATTTATTATATTTATATAAATTAATAATTATGATTAAAATTTATTGTATTGATGATGATGGTGATTTAGTTAGAGATTATAAGGTTAGTAGTGATTTGTTGATGGAGAGATTTGTATTAAGTGAGGGTGATGTAAGTGAGATAATGAGTGAGATAGGAATTTATAGTGTAGAGGATGATGTGGAGATGTTTAGAGTGGATAGTGTGGAGGATATTGATTTGGATATGTGGTTAAATAGGGTAGGTATTGATTTTGAGTTGAGGAGGAGGTGATGGATAAAAAAATAAATTAGTTTAATTGTGATTAATGATGTATATTTGTATAAATAAATTATTAATTATGAGTATAGAATTAAAATTGAATGAATTAGATGAAATGTTTAGTAAGTGTGGAAATGGAGTGTTTATTATGTGTATGAGTAATAGAGGGGATAAAAAGGATAGATTTAGGATTTGTAGAGAGAGTTGGAAATTAGGTAGTAGAGTGAATTGGGTGAAGTGTAAAAAAATATTGAGTTTAGAAGGTATTGAATTTGTGGAGGGTGAAAGTGGATGGGGAATGAGAATGAGTAGATGTATTGATTTTAATTATTAAAGTAAATTAGTTTAATTAAAATTAATTATGTATATTTAGTTATAATTAAAAAATTAAAGTATGAAAGTAAAAGAATTAATTAGTTTATTAAGTAAATTTAATGGTGAATTAGATGTATTAGGTGAATTTGATAGTGATGGTGATGAATTTATGGTTAAAATAGATGTTAATAAAGTATATAAAGGTAATAATATTGATGATAGTAATTGGGATGATGATGGTAAAGAATATTGTATAATATTATTAAAATAAATTTGTATTGTTAGAATTAATTGTGTATATTTAATTATAATTAAAAATTAAAAATATGAAATTAAATTTAAAAGATTTAAAAGAATGGATGTGGATTGAAGTATGTGAAGGTGATGATAAGATAAAGATTAGTAATAAGTATAAAAAAGTATGTGATGGAATTGGAGATGAAGAAGTAAGTGGTGGAAATTATATTTGGTATTTTTATTTGATATTAGATAGATTAGTTGAAAAAGAAATGATAGAGTTTGAAGGTGGTGATTTTGATTGGATATATGAATTTTTAAAGGAATATAATGAGGAGAATAATTTTAATAAGTATATGGATGAATATAATTTATTAGTTATTAAATAAATTAGTTTAGTTAGAATTAATATTGTATATTTAATTAATTAAAAAATATAATTATGATTATTGAAAATTATTTAGAAAGTATGATTTATGATTTTAATTGTGGAAATGATAATGAGTATGATGAAGGAGAATTAGTAGAGTTTAGATATGAAGAAATTGAAAAAGGAGATTTAGATAATTATGATGAAGAAGATGTAAATATGTTTTATGAAATGAGAGATTATATTAATGAAGTGAAAGAAATAAAATATAAAAATGATGATGATGGAATAGAATATATTTTTAGTGTAGAAGAAAATGATATAGTTTGTAGATTTAAAGAAGTAATTAGGTATTAAATAAATTAGTTTAGTTAGAATTAATAGTGTATATTTATTTAAATTAAAAATTATTATTATGAATTTAATTAATTATGTTATTTTATTTACTATTTTATTTAATGTTATTTTTATTAGTATTAGTTATAAAGTAGAATTAGATAGAAGAAAAAATTAAATTTGTTTTGTTAGAATTAATATTGTATATTTAATTAATTAAAAAATATAATTATGAATTTAAGTTTAAAGGAATTAAATGATTTGTATTATTGTGTAGGTAAGATGAGATGGTATAGTGAAGGAAGTAAAATGATAAGTAATGAAGAGTGTGAATTATTATTAGATAGGTTAAGGGATGAAATAAATAAAGTAGTAAAAGAAGAAGAATAATAAATGTGGGTGGTCAGGAATGATCACCTATCTTCATCTAAACAATATAAATCAATTAATATGAGTATGTATTCAATTAACGTAGCTGCCTTAGTAACAATCTTAGTGAACACAGTAATACTAGTAGGTGTCTGGAGACATCAGCGCAGGCAAAAATAAGGTCATATATTCAGGACACAATTAAAAATTAAAACAATATGGAAAATTTAATTATTAGAACCAAGTATTTAAATGTATCATTAATTCCAGGTGTATTATTCGGAGCAATATATACCGACCAGGAAATAGGTATAGTAATAGGGCCACTAGCACTAACGATTAAACTGTATGCCTTCAACCGTAAACGTAAAGCGACACCCAATACAAATGAATTATAGGTGGACGGGGCAAAGCCCCGTTCATATATTCATCACATAATAAAATTAAACATATGAAACAATTTATCATTTCGCTTGTAGTATCATTAATCGTATTGTATCTAGTAGTATCATTCATCAGCCTCACTCCCAATATAGCTGAATGGGGTTCGGGTGGACGTGGTGCTTATCTATTCTTCGGAGCGTTATTTGGAGGTATAGCTTACGTTATCTATTACGAAACAAATAATAAATAGATGATGGGGCGAAGGCTCCACCTTACATTCACACTATAAAATTAATGAATATGAATTACATGATTAATGATCTAGCAAGTAAAGAAGTAGCAATCGCATTCGCTCAATGGACTATCCTTAACGGTATGTGGAACTCAGACCTCACATTCGATGAACAGTATGAGTGCTGGATGAAGGTACTGGATGACCAGGCGCACGATGCTAGATTGGCACATGACAGTGTGGATGATGAGGATTATGAGGATTTCGGGGCATATATTATGGCGAGGAGGAAAATGGAAAGTGTGTTGATGTCGGGGCGCTAGCGATTGTTAGCGGCCCGATAGCGGTCTGATTGCGATCTGCTCCCACGCTAGCCGCGGTCCATCGACGGGGCGGGGGCGGCGTAAAAAAGGATAGGCACATTCTCAACACGCATACACCTCTACACCCCCGACAATATATACGCATATACTAACTAATAAATCACATACTACACTATATTTATTAAAAACACACACGTATGAGAATATTGTCTATTATCCTTATTATGTTATTAATGTCTAGTTGTAGTAAGTATAGAGTTCAAGTAGTTAACCCAAGAGGATCATTTCATGATGGTGAATACCATAATGGACATTTTTACCCCTATCCTCCAAATACAAATACAATAATACCCAGTACTCCACTACCTCGTCGAGTAATTAAATCTTCTATAAAAAAGAATAGCAAAAGTGGTTTAAACCAAGTTCCGAGTAGGTTGCAACATTTCAAAGATCTCCTTTAACACACCTTTTTATGTCGACAAAGTATATATCACCATCAATAAATCTTTTATGAATAAAAAATATATTGAGAGTACACTCATGCTAACTAAAGAGGCGTTTAACGATTATATATTAAAACAACAATCAACCCAAGCAACATCGTTTGGGTTAACGTTGGAACAGTATCAACAAGCTATTATTGAGGGGTCTGTTGTTCAATCTTCTCCACAATCAGGCAGTTTGTAAAATCCTTACCCAAATCCTCAATCACACGTTGCGCCGTCACCGAATCGATGCTAAACATTTCCCTATTCTCAGCTACCCTATATTGACTCAGATGTTCATGTACTCGTTGCTCTAATATGTGTGAAGCATAACATTTAAGCGCCCAAACAGGTACCCATGGCGTTGGAACACCGGTCGCTCTATTAATATCGCGCGCACGTTTTACTGGTGTGTCGGTAGTCATCCCTATCTTCACCATACCAGGCATCGATCTATTTACTAACACATACACATATTCCATCGCACGCACACCACCCGATGAATCTATTACGGGTTCTTTTAAATAAATTATATCTTCCCATCCCTCTTTAAATCCAGGATCTGTTGTAGGCATTAATGCATAGTGAGTAGCCATATTACCCTCACCCGGCTTTAGCCGTATATAATATTGTATATCCTTAGCGGGAATGCGTATAAAATTTCCTTTCATCTACAATAATATAAACTAGATATTTTGACAGTCAAAGTGCTTTTAATATGTTTAATAGTATATACGGATTAAGATGGTGGTGGTGGGAGCCATATGCTGCATACATTATTATTTTAACATATTTATGGAAAATATAGGAAATGGTATTTAAGATAAATTCTGGAGATAAAGCTGCCTTTTTAAATCGTATGGAAAAACAAGGCGAAACCATCAGCAGTAAGCAAATTAAAGACGTTAAACTCGAAGATTATTTTGAAGTAGAAATTACTAATCCTGAGCAGTTAGAAATTACAAAAGCAATTCTAAAACAGTCTCCAAAAATAAACACATTAAATGAAAGACTTACTAAAAGTTCACTTAAAGAAATGGTGCGTCGGGAATTGTATAGAATCCATAATTAATAAATAATATTATAAAGATAGGGTGTCTTAAAAAAGACGCTCTTTTTCTTTGGAGGTATAAAATTTCTTCGGTAACTTCGCCCTACGAGGGTTAGGGAAATGAGGGAATGAGAGATAGTAGCATGGGTTGGGAAAACGGAGGAAATCGTATATTTATATATATAAACAAACATTATGAAGTATAAAAACAACGTTGCGGAAAAATTAGGACAATTAGATGCGACAGCAAACAGAATTAAGTTTCAAGTAAATAGGGCTGCGGATCAAGATTTGACTTTAGAATCGATTGAAGATTTAAAAGAACAAATTGAAAAATTACAAGAAATGATTTCTTTGGAGCAAGACGATTTTGCACAACAATTTAGAGGGTAATAACTATGGTATGGTTTTGGGTAATAATAATTCATTTAATTGAAGTTGTAGCAATAGGAGTATTTCTACTTATTAGACGTAACGGTGCACTTGAAAAAGCAGTTAACGATCAACAGCAATACATTGATGCTATTAGTATAGTAATTAGTGATTCTGATAGACGTTTACGTGAATTAGATACTATGGGTGCTTTTGAAGCGGATGATGAAGTAGGTACTTTCTTCCAAAATTTAAGAGAAATACAAACTTCCATTAGTCAGTTTAATAATAGAAAGTAACTTGGTTATGTAACTTATTTCCCGTATATTGATATTAAAATAGGGAATTACATGTCATATTATGAAAATTATGGAGCTGATATATTTGCTGATGAGAAGGTATCCTTGACTAAACGTGGCTTACCACGCAAGCGAAAACCAAAGGAACCTCGTATTTACTTTACTCAGGATACTGAAGATGCTATTGTAGAATATCTTATTACTGTAGATACTACTGAACGTAATCGCATTTATAATGATCGTATTGAATATGGTTTTTATAAGTTAGCCGAAAATATAATTCATACGTTTAAATTTTATTATACTGATACGGATACAATTGAAGAACTCAAGCATGAGGTTATTACCTTCTTGCTTGAGAAACTTCATTTATATAAGCCAGAAAAAGGTAAAGCATTTTCTTATTTTGGTACTATTGCTAAACGCTATCTTATAGTTTATAATGAAAATAACTATAAGAAACTTCAGGAAAGAGCTGATGTAGATGCATCGGATGAAGATCAGATGCAGTTATATGAAAATGATAAAAATTTAGAGAATATATTTAATGAAAATAATTTTATGGATCAGTATATTCGATATATTGATAAACATATATATAAATTATTTCCTAAAAAACAAGACGCTCAAACAGCAGATGCTATTGTTGAATTATTTCGTAAACGTGAAACATTAGAAATATTTAATAAGAAAGCACTATACATTTATATTCGTGAAATAACAGACGTATCTACACCTCAAATAACTAAGATAATTAAAAAATTAAAGATAATATACGTTCAATTGTATAATGACTATTATCAACACGGATATATAAAGATTTAATTACTTATATTTATACGTAAACATAATTTATGACTAATTTTGATGATGTTACTATATTTGGTAATACATCACTATCAGACTTGTTTAAACAAATACATAGGAATAATAAAGATATTGATAAACAAATCAATGAATTTATTGATACTCTTAAACCTATTGCTACGTCTAATGCAGGTTCCGCAGTGATGTTAATGCCTACTGTTAAAGATTTAATTGATGTTAACGTTAAGAATAACGAACAATTAATTAAAATAGCAGGTATAGCGCAGCGTGCTTCAACTGTCAACGCTAATGCTGGGCAGGAACTAATTAATATGGATGAAATTACGGCTTTAATTGAAGAACAAAAAGCAGTGCAAGAGCAAGGTCAAAAACTATTAGAACAAACCCCGGTAATACAAATAGGACAATAATGAGAGTAAAAGAAAATCTATCATCTGTTGTTGCTTCTATAGGTAAAAATAATTTTTCACCTGCTAAAAAGGCTCAGGTAGGTAGAGTATATGGTGTTGTTACTACTGAAAATACTCCTACTAAAGAGATGTTTGAAAAAGTAGGTGGATACAGTGGTATAGGTACTATATTTTATCTTGATTATGAACAATCTAAAAATATTATTGGAACAATAGATAATAGTTTTTTAAATACATGTAAAACAGCTAAATCTCTTTACCCACAATTCCAGTATTATCCTATATTAGGAGAGTTAGTTTTTTTAGAGGATTTACCATCACCCGTTTCTCAAATATCAAATACTTCTTCTCAAAAATATTATATAAGCTCTATTAATTTATGGAATAACCAACAACAAAATTCCCAACCAGCAAATGATAATGCTAGCTTAGGAGTTACATTTGTTGAAAATCCAAAGATTAAGGCATTATTATCTTTTGAAGGAGATCATATATTACAAGGTAGACAAGGAAACGCTTTAAGATTTAGTACTACTACTACGTTATATAAGAATTTAAATGAATGGAGTGATATAGGTAAAGATGATGATCCTATTACTATATTATCAAATGGATTTGCATATGATCCTAATGAAAAATTTCATGTAGAGAAAATAAATAAAGATTTATCTTCTATCTATTTAACCTCAGCTCAAAAAATTCCTTTACAAACAGATAAAACAGGTATATTAAATAATTTAACTAATCCTTTAAATGTACCTGACTATTTCAGTGCTCAAGCTATTATTAATAGTGATAGAGTTACTATAAATTCTAAAAAGGATGAAGTAATGATATTTGCTAAAACAAATATTGAATTAAATACCAAAAATATTATTAATTTAAACGCAGATGAACGTGTACATTTAAATTCTAATGCTGTATTTTTAGGACCTTATACTAATGTAGCTCCTCAACCAGTATTATTAGGATATGAAACAATAAGATTATTTCAACACCTACAAGAAACATTAACTAGACTAGCTTCATATCTATCTAGTGCTGTTAGTACTCCTGAAGGCGCTCCTATATTAGGATTAACATCCGCTGGTAGAGATTTAATGGGAGATATGAAAAGGGTATGTGATTTATTAGAAAAAATTCCTTCACAAAAAGTATTCACAGCATAATGTCTAATACAACTAACATATCACCCGTAATATCTCCTGATATTTTAAAAACAATATCATCATCTACTGCTATTAAAACTTTTGGTTCACAGTTAAAAGATAAAAATAAAGAAACTGTAATTATAGGGAATCAATCTAAGACAGCAAATATAGATACTGAATTAGATGATTTAACGAAAAAAGAAATCCAAGCCGGAATAAATAAGGATAATACAATTCAAAAGGCTCAATCTGATTTTAATACAAACCAGATCACTCAGGATCAATACAATGATATCATTATTAGTGCTAATTTTACTTATGAAACTGAGATAGCTACTATTAGTATTCAAAGGCAAAAATTAGAACAAGATAAACAAAATATAAATAATAATCCAAACGATAAAATAAAAAACCAACAAAAATCTTTTAAAGCAAGTATTAAAAATTTAAAGAAAAAAACTCAAGAATCCGAAACTAAATCAAAACAAGATTTAACTAAACAGGTTGTTTCTAATGTAACAAAAACACTAGTTCCTATTATTGCGTTGCAATTAGCAAATAGTTTTTCGACATTAATTACACAAAGAAAAAAATTAGAAGAATTAGTTGATCAAGTAAATAATTATATAGATACTAAAGTTAAAGATCAAACTACTGTTATTATAGCAACTAATTTAAGGAATAATGCTATTACTTTAATTAATAATAATATTAAAAAATTAGAAAATTTAAAGAAAAATATTGAACGTATAAATAAAATAGTAACTACAATTGTCGTAGTAGTAACTATAATTGAACGTATACTTAGTTTACCTATTCCCGTTTTATTACCTATAAAAGTTCAATTTCAACCTAAACTACAAAAATTACTAAGATTAATATCGGGACTAAGTGCATTATTAGTTATAGCTATTATGTTATTATCAAATGAAATAATAAGATTAAACGAATTAAGAGATCGCTTAAAAGAAGTTAGTTTAAAATTAGATGGAAAAACGTTAGAAAATTTAAATGACAAACAATTATCTGAATTATCAAATGAATTCCTCCCAGCAGGTGGGAATTATGGATCTTACAAAGGATTTAAATTTGCGATTAAAGAAGAACAAAATGCAAAGTTTGTTGTTAAAGGTAATAAACGTCGCTATGCAGTAGCTATTGATCGTTATGGTGTTGAAATTATTAAAAGTGAATATTCGTTCACATTAGACCCTAACGATCTAATAGAACAATTAAAATTAGTTATTGATCAACAAAATTTACAAGGATAAAATATTTATAATTATGAATACTAAGGCATTTAAAAGATTAATTAAGGAAGCAGTAATTGATGCTATTCATGAAGAATTACCATTCATTCTTGAAGAGCACATGGCTAAACAAGAAAAAAAGGCATTACGTGAAAATAGAACAATGAGTTTTAATAGTAGCGATGTGATAGCAGGAAATCCTGATGTTAGATCATCATTGCGTGCTAAAATGGGTGAACAATTTGGTTTTCAACAACCTCAACCTAAACTAGAAGTAATAGATGCTATTGACGACCTAACAGGAGAACGTGTAAATCCATTTGCCGCTTTTATAGCAGACTCAGCAGCTAATATGACTGCTCAAGATATATCAGGATTAAGAAATTTAGGATAATATGCCAATACCTCAAACAATACGTGTAAATCCGTTAGATTTACAAAAGAATATTGCTATTGGGGTATCTTTACCTTTTAATGGCCCTGGAGTATTCAACAGTACTTATACTACTAAAGATCAAATTAAATCAAATCTAGTTAATTTATTATTGACTAGTACTGGTGAGCGAATAATGAATCCTAATTTTGGAACGTTATTAAAACGATTCTTGTTTGAAGGAATTACAGATAGTAACTTAGAATCTTTAAAAGATAATTTATTAAACAGTATATCAATATACATACCAGATATTACTGTAACTAGTATTATTATTACCCCCAATACTGATTACAATTCTATAGATTTAAATATAGATTATGTAGTTAATATTTCACAATCTCCTGATCAAGTAACAGTACAATTTACATAATAATGACTAACGAAGATAAAAATATATCATATTTAAATAAAGACTTTGGAGCCTTTAAAGCGGCATTGCAACAATATGCTAAAACATATTTTCCTTCAACATATAATGATTTTTCAGAAGCTACTCCGGGTAATATGTTTATCGAAATATCATCATATGTTGGTGATGTTATGTCATTTTATTTAGATACTCAAACACAAGAGAATTTTCTTATATATGCTAAAGAAAAAGAAAATTTATATGCTTTATCTTATGTGATGGGATATCGTCCTAAAGCATCATATGCTTCTAATACTACTGTAGATGTATACCAATTAATGCCTGCTACCTCCTCAGACGGAGGCACAACATTCTTTCCAAATTATAATATATACGGTCTAATAATTCCAGCTAATACTACTATTACTTCGGCTGCTACTGGTATTAAGTTTTTAACCACGCAACAAATAGATTTTACAGATACAGGTAGTACTGAAATTAGTTTTGTAGATAATAATTATTTTCTATTTAAAAAATCTACTGAAGCTATATCAGCTGAATTAAAAGAAACAACTATATCATTCCCAGGAAATCAAAAATTTGCTACTACAACTATTACTGATACTAATATTTTACAAATATTAAGAGTTACAGGTAGCGATAGTAATACATGGTATGAAGTTCCATATTTAGCCCAAGCATCAATATTTCAAAAAGTAGCTAACCCTTCATATTCTACAGATCAAGTTCCTTATTTATTACAATTACAGAAAGTACCTAGAAGGTTTACCTCTAGAATACTATCAGATAATACCTTACAATTAGAGTTTGGAGCCGGTTTATCTTCAAATAAAACAGATAGCCAAATCCTCCCAACCCCAGATAATATTCAACTAGGATTAGTACCGGGTATTTCATTATTAACAAATAACTATAATGAAGCTTCTGTATTCTTTACTCAAGAATATGGATTAGCCCCTTCTGGAAATTATAATGTAAAATATCTAGTTGGTGGTGGTATTACATCAAATATAGCTGCTAATGATTTGACTACTATAGATACATCTGGACTTTATTTTAAAAATGGTAATCCTGGAGGTGGAATAGCGGCTACTGTATTATCAAGTGTAGTATCTTCTAATCCCAATCCTTCATCTGGAGGTAGGAATGGAGATACAATTGATGAAATAAGACAAAATGCTTTATATTCATATTCAACTCAATTAAGAGCTGTAACAAAAGATGATTATATTATTAGAGCATTATCAATGCCTTCTAATTACGGAACCTTAGCTAAAGCTTATATTTCACAAGACTTTACTCGAGATGATCTTCAACAAACAGTAGCCAATACTCAACCTGGTAATTCTCTTGCTTTAGATTTATATATTTTATCTTATAATAATAATAAACAATTAACTACTGCTTCTACTACATTAAAGCAAAATCTAGTAACATATCTTAATGAATATAGAATGGTTACGGATGCTATTAATATTAGGGATGCCTACTATATTAATATAGGAATTAATTTTGATATAGTAATATTGAGTGGATATTCAAATAAAGACGTACTAACTAATTGTATTTCAACTATACAAGACCACTTCAATATAGATAAATGGCAAATAAATCAACCAATCATACTTTCAGATATTCAATCTAAACTTTTACAAGTTAAAGGAGTACAATCTGTAATTAAAATGGAAATAGTAAACAAACAAGACTCTACTAATACTACATATTCTCAATATGGATATGACATAGCTGGTGCTACTAGACAAGGAAATATATATCCTTCCCTAGACCCAGCAATATTTGAAGTTAGATATCCTAACACAGATATACAGGGTAGAGTTGTTGTTATGTAAAAGTTTAAGATATGAAATTAGAAAGAGGTGATAATAATATAAATGTAAAATTACTACAAGAAAAATTAGGATTAGAACCCATTGGAAATTTCGGTCCTAAAACTGAAAAAGCAGTAAAGGAATTTCAAAAAAAATATGGATTATCTGTTGATGGAGTTGTTAATGATAAAACGTGGCAGATGATTATGGGAATTGCTTTAAGTAAACCTTTAACCCCACCTCCCCCTCCTCCTCCTCCACTTCCTAATACTACTAATTTAAAGATAGACAAATTAAAAGGACATATACCTGATAGTGTAATAGTTCAAATACCTACTGTTATTACTAAATTTCAAATTAATACACCTTTACGTTTAGCTCATTTCCTATCACAGTGTGGGCATGAAAGTGGAGGATTTAAAATAGTAAATGAAAACTTAAATTATAGTGCTAAAGGATTAACAAAAATATTTAAAAAATATTTCCCAACAGAAATTAAAGCTAAAGAATACGAACGTAAACCAGAAAAAATTGCTAATTTAGTCTATGGCAGCCGCATGGGTAATGGCGCAGAAACAACAGGTGAAGGCTATAAATTTCGCGGACGTGGTTATATTCAATTGACTGGCAAAGACAACTATAAAGCGTTTGATGCAGTTGTTACTGAATCGATTGTTGATAATCCTGATTTAGTAGCAACTATATATCCACTAGCGTCAGCCGCTTGGTTTTTTACTAGATGTTTATCCAAATGTGATTTAGGTAATTCGGATGATGTTGTTACTCTTGTTACAAAATGTGTTAATGGGGGTACTATTGGTTTAGCAGATCGTATTAAGCATTTTAAAGAATATTATACGTTGTTAGCATAAAACAAATTTGTAATTGCTATATTTATATGTAGTAACTACTAATTATGGCTGTTTATAAAATATTTCCTGAAAAGAGCGCTACTCTTTATTCATACTATCCAACCCTCAATGCGGGTATAGATGAAATACTAGAAGTTAGTACCTATTATTCAATACAGGGTACTAATGAAGTATCCCGTCCTATTATTAAATTCCCATCTGATCAAATATCAGATATAATTACTAATAAAATCAGTAGTAGTGCTTTTGATGTTTACTTAAAATTGTATTTAGCTAACGCTTCTGAAATTCCTACAAACTATACATTATTTATTCATCCTTTATCTAAGGATTGGAATGTAGGAACTGGTAGATTAGGTAATTCTCCTATTACTACAGATGGTGTTAGTTGGCAATATACAATAGAATCAGGTAGTGTTGTATGGACTACTGGTATATTTCCAACAGGAACAACAGGTTCATATAGTGCAACCGGAACTGTAGGTGGTGGTGCGTGGTGGACAAGTTCTCTATATCAGTCAACACAATCATTTACTTTTATTTCTTCAAAAGATATTGAAACTAAAGTAACTAATACTGTATTAGCATGGAATAGTAGCTCAATAGCTAACTATGGATTCATCTTAAAACATTCATCATCTTTAGAATTTACTAATGTTGATAAGTTTGAAACTAAATATTTTTCAGGCAATACTCACACTATTTATCCTCCTGCTCTTGAATTTAGATGGAATGATTCAGTATATAATACAGGTTCATTAACCGTAGTAACTTCAAGTTTATTTGCCCTTACATTAGGAAATAATAAAGCAGAATATCAACAAGACTCAGTTCAACGTTTTAGAGTAAATGTAAGAGATCAATATCCTTCAACAACATTTAGAACTACATTAAGCTATACTAATTCAAAAGCTTTACCTTCTTCTTCATATTGGTCAATAAAAGATTTGGACACTGAAGAAATTGTCGTAGATTATGATACATCATATACTAAAATAAGTTGTGGAACTGCGGGTAATTATTTTGATATTTATATGAATGGATTAGAACCTGAACGTTACTATAAGGTTTTAATTAAATCTGTTTTTTCAAACGGTGAAACAACAGTGTTTGATGAAAATTACATTTTTAAAGTTATAAGATAATGTCCCAAATCCCAGTTCAAAAAACTGTATTTAGTAAAGACTCATATAATAGAGTAATTGATACTCAATTTAGTCAACTAATAACTCAAGAAGATGAACCCTTATCTTTTTCAGTTGATGACTTTTTTGAATTATATGATCAACTATTTTATCAAATTCCTCGAGAGGGAGAAACAAATTCTCATCAATATATTTTACAGAGGGAAGCAGATTATCTAAGTATTAGTATTAGTCAAGAAGATGTACAAGCATTATTAGATGAAATAACATCTTTAAGACAACAAGTATTAGATACTCAAACAATAATAAACGATTTGACTAAACAATAATGGCGGATAATATTAAAATAATAGGTGAAATTTTAAATACTCAACAGGTATCTCGTTATGATGAGGCTGACCTTAATTTATTTTTACCACAAATATTAAAAGAAGATTTTGGTCAACAAAATGATTATATTGAATATTTTGTTTATGATGCGGGTAATAATCTTTTAAATATTAATTATAGTTATAAAGATTTTAAATCTCCTAGTACCTCCTTTGTAGACCCAAATACAAATGCTTTACCTATTATTGAAATAGATCCTGTTAAGGATTTACAAACTTTAGGATATTCATCTGGTGAATTTATAGTTCAATATAATATATTTAACAATAGAATTTCAAATCCAAGTGCTGAATTATTCTTAAAAGAAATATCAGCAGATAGAACTGAATTAAGAGTAGGATCTACAATCTTAACAAATCAACAAATAGAAGATGCTGCTTTATCCCTTATAAACGAAGCAACTGGATCTTCTTATTTTATTGATCATCTTATAAATTTTGGTGACAACATACAAGCAGTAGCTATAAATGTTGCTCTTAATAAAGTAGATTCTGGTTATGAAATTTTATTTAAGTTATATCAACCCCTACCTGATAATATACAGGAAAAATCTACCTTATGGGTTGTTAATGAAAAGGCAAACCCATATGTTTTTGATATTAACCTGGATAAATTAATTACCCCAGCTCCGGGTCCACAATTAAGAGGTCCTAACTTTGCTATCGATATACCTAATCAAAATAACATTGCTACTTCTTATCAAACATATAATAGTTTAGTAAGTAGTTTACAAAATATTTCATCATCATATCAACAACTTTTAAATTTAATAAATTCACAAAGTACTGATATTAATACCAACTACACTAATTTTAATAACTTTATATTTTTTAGTTCGGCTAAACAGAGAGTTATTAATTTTTATAATAAAGTAAAGCAAATTGAAGATTATAGAAATACTATAACAACATATACTCCTTTAACATCTAGTTATCCCAATTTAATTTATGATTTAAATTCAGCTACAGCTAGCATAAACGATACTATAGTTAATTTTGATGGATTTGAATATTATTTATATTTTGAAAGTGGTTCTACTTTAACATCATCTTTAGAATTTGAAATTACTCCTTATCCTAAATCTAGCTCATTAAAACCATTTACTTTATATTCAACTGGATCTAATTTAGTTAATACTTGGTATGGTGCTACTACTGCTAGTGCATATGATTATGATGATTATAATCAAAATAATCTAACAAATACTGTTCCTTCATTTATTAAAGATGATGGAAATAATGATCAATATATAACCTTCCTTAATATGGTAGGTCATTATTTTGATAATATTTGGATTTTCCTAAATGCTATTACTGATATAAACTTAGCAAATAACAACCTAGAACAAGGTATTTCTAAAGATTTAGTATACACTACACTACAATCACTAGGAATAAAATTATATAACAAATATGGAGATTCAGATAATATTCCTTTTCTAATAGGAAATAATGGTAGTTCTAGTTTTGATAACAATTTTACCCCTACAGGTTCCTATTTAAATTCAATTCCTCAAAAAGATTTACTTGTTGAATCTTATAAACGTATTTATCATAATTTACCTTTACTATTAAAAACTAAAGGAACAACTTATGGATTACAAACATTAATATCTGCATTTGGTATTACTAGTAGTATATTGAATGTTAAAGAATACGGTGGTGATTTAAAAAATAGTACTTTAGACGAATATAATACTGATAAAGTAAGGATAGTTACTAATGATATAGTAACTGGGAGTGTATTGTCACCCTATATTAGTTTACAACAGCAACCAACATTACCTGCGCTATTTAGGACCGATGATCTACATTACGTTGATGTTTCATTCTCTCCTGAGACTCAAATAGATACATATGCAGCATCGCGTATTGCTTCTACTGACCCCTCATGGGCTTTAGACAACTATATTGGAGATCCAAGACAATTATATAGTAGTTCTTATAGTGACTTAAATACTCAACGTAATATTTATTATAACTTTACAGCATCTAATATGGATTACTCTGGATTTATCCGATTAATTCAATTTTTTGATAATTCATTATTTAAAATGGTAAAAGATTTTGTTCCTGCAAGAGCAAATCTTTCAACCGGTGTTACTATTAATTCTCCTGTATTAGAGAGAAATAAATGGTCTTATTCTAATCCTAGTTCTACTTCTGAAATAGAAGTAATGGATGCTATTTTAGAAGGTCCTTCAATTAGTACGGAATATACAAACATATATCAAGGATTAACAGGTAGCAGAGGTTCATATTATACCGGAGAATTTAGTGGTAGTGTAATTAGATATGGTAATGATTGGATAGAAAGAAACTTTAATCCATATTTAAATTCTACTGCTAGTTTAACTAATAGCATATATGCATTCGAACATTCTGAATTTAATATTTTATTAAATAATGTATCTGCAAGTAGATTATCTAATACTAGGCAAGATATAGAATATATCTTTGGCACTACAGGAAGCATATTAACACCTGCTTATTTGCAAGATTCAAATGAATCTCTTACTTCTTATAACAGATCAAGATATGAAGGTGTTAAAATAAGTAGTTTATTATACAGTAACTATACTAGTGCTTCCTCTACCTATGCTGGTGATAATTCATATGGTAAAACAGCAACGATTGATAAAAATGTAAGAAAAATAGGATTATTTACAGACATAATAGAATCAGTATTCTTGCCTGGTAGAAATAAAGCTAGTTTAAAATATCTTGTAGATGAATATGGTGGGTTGACAGAATTAAACCAACGTAATAAACATTGGGAAGAAGTACAACGAACATTTATTGCAGGTGATTATCTAAATGTATCTCAATTTGATAATCAAAAATCAAGTAATCAAAAAACAACAGACGGTAATAAGATTATATTTGATAGTGGTTATTCATATAATCCTATATTATATTTTTCTACATGTAGTGTAGATCCTACATTATATTTTGAAAATTTAAGTGGAGCCAGTTCTTATCTAGCAACCGCCCTTAATTCAAGTTCTTCTCTATATATAAGTGGTTCACCTGTACTTGGATTTCCTTTAAGTGCAAGTTATGTTCCTAGTATTTTTAATGTAGTACAAGAAGGAGCAGCTTATTTTAAATCTGGTGATTTTACTTCACACCCTTCATATTCGGTACAAGAATTTGGAAATCATAAAATACAAGCATCTTTTGATCTTTCATTAGAATTATCCGGAAGTAGTCAAAGTGCTACTTGGTCTTTACAAGTGTTTAAAAATGGATCTACATTATTATATGAATCTGAACAAGTATTTTACACTGCTGCCCCTCCGGGAACTGCAGGTTCATTAACAGCTTCAATAAACACCAGTACATATTCTAAATATAGTGTTTATTTCTCAGCAATAACAGCAGCTACTCTTGAAGTTAGTGGTAGTGTCCCTACTAGCAATGAACAGTCTAGTATTGGACCCTTAGGAATAACAGTTCCAACATCATTAGGAGTAGAGATTAAAAAAATGAATAATGGTGGGCTTCTTGTAGATCCTTTAGTAGTAGAAATAAAAGTTAACGGTACTACTAAATCGGGAACTTATAGTAGACCAGCAGATGATACTATACCTTCTTATGTTAATATAATAGGAGGAGGAGGAATTGACTATATAACAATCCAACCAGGTGATAATATAGAAGTATTAATATTAGAAGCATAATTATGGCATCCGAAACAAAAACATTTAGTATAAATCAAGCATCTGTTCCTTTAGAAAAAGGAGATACACTAACATTTAAATTTGTAGTAAAAAATACATCTACTAATAATTTTACTGCATCTCTATCAGCAGGGTCATTAAATGTATCTTCATTATCTGTAGCTACAGGGTATGCTTCCCTTAATTGTCCCTACTTTAATTCAGCTTCGCTTTCAAGTTCTGCTGAAAATACTTTATACAGTGATGAAATTGTATTTGGTTCTGGTATAAGTAATTTTCATGATAGAAATTATTTATTTGTTCCTAATCCTCTTACAGGATCCTTAAATAGTTTATATTCAACCTATGGAGATGTAGATTATAAATTTGTTATTAAACCATATGATATAGTATTGACTTATTTATCTGATGGTACTTATGTTGAATCTAGCATAACACGTGTTTTTATTGATGGTAATAACTTATTAAGATTAAAATTAACTTCTCCTTTATCTACATTATATCGTAATAATTTAATGTCTGGCTCTTTTCAGAGATTTTTATTACTTTCCAGATTAGAAGATGAAAACAATGCTTTTTTAACCTTTAGAAAACGTGAAGGTGCCACATCGTATGGATTTTTAATTCCTCAAAACATAGCACCTGATGTACTAGATAATATAGATACTATTACTAAAGAGGTAAAATTAAAACTCCTATCAGATCAATCAGCAATAACAATAAATACTTTTTAAAAAATTTATAACTTAATATATTTATATCATATACAATAGAAACTTATGGCAATTTTAAATCCTACAACAATAACTGTAGACGCAATATTAACCACAAAAGGTCGCGAATTATTAGCTCGAAATGATGGGTCTTTTCAAATAACACAGTTTGCATTAGCAGATGATGAAATTGATTATACATTATATAATCCAACACATCCTTCTGGTTCTGCATTTTATGGTCAAGCAATTGAAAATACTCCTGTATTAGAAGCATTTCCTGAAGATTCACAAACGATGCGTTATAAACTAGTAACATTACCTCGTGGTACTTCACGTTTACCTGTTATTAATATAGGATATACTAGTGTTACTCTTAAACAAGGGGCTTCATTAACTATCACTCCACAAACTCTTAATTATTTAGGAGCCACAAGTACATTTGAATCAAACGGATATATAGCTACAATTGCTGATTCTCGTTTAGTATCTACCTTTAGTGGTACTGGTATAACAACTACTACTCCTATTTCAGGACTAAATACAACTACAGGTACTGTACTATCAGTAACACAAGTTGGAACTTCATTTACATTAACAGGAACAACTATTAATACATTATTTGGATCTACTTTGTCTACCCTAACAACTACACTTACCGTGATTGGTAGAGACAGTGGTGCTAGAATTACTATACCTTTGAATATTCAAAAAGTATCAACAAACTAATATAAACTATGTCATTTTCAAGATATAATACAGAAGATCAAGTAATAAGTTCAGAAACCGTAGTACGGGGGTTATGGAGTGGTGATCAATATCAATTAGCACCTCCCTTTACTACTCAAAGTAATGCTACTGAATATTACATAGATGTATATGACTCAACCCCGGCAGTACAATTTAGTATTCAATATGGTAATTTATATGGATCTGGATCTATTGCAATAAATGCTTTAGTTACTGGTAGTTCTCCATCTCGTATTGTGTATGGACAATATAGAAATTTAGTATATGGCACTGAAAACACTAATTTTTCATTTAATAATTCTGTAACAGCAAGTAGTATTTATGTAATTAATGTTGCTCGCTCACGTTATAAAGAAAGTTTACTTCCTGGCTCTTTTGAATTAAAGCTATCAGCAGCATCAGGAATTACATTAATAGATGATAGTACAACTACTAATTTATCTCGTTTTCTTGGTGAAAATAGGTATTATAATGTAATTAGTGGTAGTATAGCTAGTGGTTCTTTTAGTACAGCTACAAATTATGGTTTTTTCTTTCCGGATTTAGGAGTAATAATTTTAGATTCTGGAAGTCTATCAGGCAAAATAGCAGCTCCTGGAGTATCATATAATGCAAGTAAATTATATGATTCTATTATAGCTGGAGGTAGTTTTAAATTAAAATCATCTGAAACTGTATCATCAACATATTTCTTTACTCGTGTAAAAAATAGTGAATTTAATTATACTACTAACCCATCTATTATAGATGATAATGGTAATTTATTATATACAACATTAATTAATAGTCCTCAAACGTTTCCAACAACTGTAGGATTATATAATGATAATAATGAATTATTAGCAGTAGCTAAAATGAGTAGACCTCTAACAAAAGATTTTACTAAAGAAGCATTAATAAGAATTAAGATAGATTACTAATATGTATGGCATCATTCAAAAAGTTAAGCAAATCAGACGTTACATTTGTACCTTACTATGCTAATAAGCAATGGACTATTTCTATTGATTGCTTTCCAACATCTAATGAATATTTAACCATATATAAAGGAACTAATTTTACTGGTAGTTTTTCCTCAGGCAGCGATCCAAAAAGTGAAGGACAATATGAGCGTTTATTGTATAGTCAAATAAATCAACTATTCTATCAAAAGTATACAACTTTATTAAATACATCTTCACTAGTTAATTCAATTTATTACGAATCAGCTTCACAACAAAGACCTACACAATCATATTTTATATATAATGATAGTGCTAGATTAGTTGAAAACTTCCCTACAGGCGCTATGGAAGGTATTCGAGTATTAGCAATTAATCAAGGTGTATTTGGTGATAAAATATTACCAAACACATTTATATTATCTTCTTCTGCTTATAGAGTAGTAGATGATGGATATGGTAATCTATATGATTCACAATCTAGTAATACTCATATAGGAAATATATTTTATGCTCATGGATTAGGAATAATTACTAATCAGGATTATCAATTAATGTTTCCTACATCATCTGATGATTGTCTCCCTACTACTACAACAACTAGTACAACCACAACATCAACAACTGCGCCACCAACAACTACAACAACTACAACAACAACTGCAGCTCCAACTACTACTACTAGTACTACAACTAGTACAACTACGGCACCAACAACTACTAGCACAACAACTAGTACAACTACGGCACCAACAACTACTAGTACAACAACTACTACTACCACGGCTGCACCTACAACGACAACTAGTACAACAACAACGACTACAACTGCGGAGCCTACTACTACAACCACAACAACAACTACATCAACAACTACTAGCACTACAACGGAGGCTCCTGAAACAATAACAATTACGGCATGTGCCGGTGTTCAAGCTAATGGCTCAGGCAATGTTGTAGCATATGCGTATGCTAGTGCTCCTGTAGATACTAACGTTACAGTTGATCTTACTTGGACAGCTGCTGATACAAGTACTATTAGTGGAACTGCTACAATACTAGCAGGAGAAACATGTGGAACAATAACATTAACAGGGGCTGATCCTAATGAGACTGGATCTAATTTGGAAATTACATCAATCACCCCAGGAACGTTTGGTAATCAAACGTATGTTGAAGGTACAGAAACCTTATCTTCATCTTGCATAACATGTCCTATACCGTAAATAAATAAAAATTTGTTATGAAAAATTTGCATTACATTTGTGTTCAACCAAGAATACTTTATTATGCTTGGCAAGTTGAAGTTATGATTAATAACTTTGTTAAGCATGGGGTTAGTGGTAATGACATTGATATTTTAGTTGCTTGGAATCCTAATGATTTAACCTCAACTCCTGAAAATATAGAGATGTGGGATAAGTTAGTTAATAAGTATAATTATGTTCGTTTTTTCTTCTATCAAGATACTAGAGAGGATATGTCTTATATTCCATCAATTTATTTTAATATATTAAAACAACATATTCAAGCATACCCTGAATTATCTACTCAATCCCTATTTTTACATGATTCAGATATATTATTTACTAAACCAGTAGATTTTAGTTTTGCTTTGAATGATAATATATGGTATTTAAGTGATACCGTAGGTTATATAGGTACACAATATATTTTAACTAAAGGAGAGGATATTTATAGAGGTATGTGCAATCAAATAGGAATAGATCCTTTAATACCTAAACTACTCAACTCTAATTCAGGGGGGGCTCAACATATTGTTAAAAATTCTACTTATGAATATTGGGATAAAGTAGAAAAAGACTCTATAAAATTATATAAATGGTTTTGTGAACAAGAACCATTATGGAAAGGTGAAGGATACCCAATACAAAAATGGACAGCAGGAATGTGGTCATTATTATGGAATGCTTGGTTATTTGAACATGAAACTAAAGTAGACAAACGATTAGATTTTTGTTGGGCAACTGATCCTATTTCTAAATGGGATGAAGTTTGTATATTCCATAATGCTGGTGTAACTGAGCATGGTAGATTATTTATGAAAGGAAATTATACTAATTCATTACCTTATAATATAGAAAATACATTTGATTCCAATTTCTGCTCATATAATTATGTTAATGAAATAATAGAAACAACTCAAAAATCATGTCTACTATAAATCTCCCTAAAGTATCCTGCATATGTCCTACATTTTCTAGAGCATATCTTCTAGAAGAAGCTCTTGAATCTTTTTTGAAACAAGACTATCAAGGAGAAAAAGAATTAATAATATATAATGATTTCTCCCAACAAGAATTTATATTTGAACACCCAGAAGTAAAAATAATTAATTCCTCAGAAAGATCTCCTAATCTTGGACATAAATGGAATACAACTTATAAATATGCTACTGGAGAATATCTATTAACATGGGGAGATGATGACATTTATCTACCAGGTAGAATAAGTAGAATGGTTAATAATTTAAATCAATCTGATTTTGTATATGAAGGTCCATTCTATATATTATATGGAGATGTTCTTTACAAAAAGACAGATCAAACTCAAGGAGCAAATATAGTTTCAAGAAAATTATTTGATGCTGTAGGAGGAATACCAGAAAAAAATACAGGAGAAGATGCTGCTTTTAATAATAGAATAGCAGAATATTTACATAAATCTCTTGATGTTTGTAAAGATGAACCACAATTTTTATATAGGTGGTCATCACCAAGAAACCATATATCTCAATTTGGAGAAGATAAAGAAGGTGAGACTACTAGCTATCAAAAAATGTTAGAAGCAGCAAATATATACATTGAATCTGGCAAAGAACCTAAGGGTGTTTATCATTTAAATCCTCATTGGAAGTTAAATTGGATAGAAGAAGTAAAAACTGCTATTATAGAACCCTAACTAAAAATATGACTTATATTCACCCTACAGCTCTAATTGAACCTAATGTAATAATCGAAGAAGATGTTTACATTGGACCTTATTGTATAATAGGATTTCCACCTGAATGGAAAAAAAGAGAAGAAGAAGGAAAGGGTGTAATAATTAAAAAAGGGACTAGATTAACTGGATTTGTAACAATAGATGCTGGAGCAGAAAGAAGAACAGAAATAGGTGAAAATTGTTATATAATGAAATATGGTTATATTGCTCATGATTGTGTAATAGAAAATAATGTAACAATGAGTGCTGGTTCAAAACTAGCAGGTTTCTGTCACATTTCTGAAAATGTAAATTTAGGAATGGGGGTAGCTATTCATCAAAAATCAACAATACCCCCAGGGGTAATGATAGGAATGAATGGAGTAGTAACTAAACAAAGTAAATTATTACCTAATCAAAAATATGCAGGTATACCTGTTAAACATATAGGAAGCAATGAAAGACATTAAAATTTTCTAATATTTATATCCATGCCAGCAATAACATATACAGGATCATTTTCAGTTTCATTTAAAAATGAACAACCAATATACGAACATGAGGTTCGTTGTTTGGTAAAGGAAAGTGATTTTAATTTATCTTACAATCCAACACTAGTAACTAATTACGCTAGTGGATCTGTAAAAGATTTTGCTACTGGCTCTGATTTTTACACCTATGCTACTGCGTTAGGATTATATAATGATAATAATGAATTATTAGCTGTTGCTAAATTTGGTAAACCAATGTTAATGTCACCTGATACAGATATGACGTTTGTTGTTAAATACGATACATAATGATTAAATTATTAGACTTAATAGAAGCTAAACAAGTAGGTATATTATATCATTTTACAAATAGTTCTTTTATTAATAGTATAAAAGAAAAAGGTATAAAATTTGAACCTGATAACTCAGGACTTTATCCAAATCAATTTTATATTGCTGCTACTAGAGATAAAAGTGGAAAAGGTTTATTTAAATATTTAGATTATAAAGATTTAAATGTTAGGATTACATTAGATGGAAATAAAATATCTGAAAGATATAAAATTGAACCAATTAATGTAGAGAATATATGGAATAAAGATGAGTTTGAAGAAGAAGGAACACCTATTATTTCTAAATTTACTGAATTTTTTGAAGAAAGAATATTATCTAATAGAGAAGGTTACTTAGATCCTAAATATTTCATTAATATTGAAAGTGTTTAAATAAATTTTATGAATAATTGGTTATGGCATCTCGATGACGGAAGTTTAGATGAATTTCCTGAAGAACACACTGAAGGTTATTATGGTTTTACTTATATAATTACTAATTTGGAAACAAATAAATTTTATATAGGTAAAAAAGCATTCTTACATAATAAAAAGAAAAAACTCACTAAAAAAGAAATTGCTGAACATACAGGTGTTGGTCGTAAACCAACAACCCGAGTTGATAAAGTAGATAGTGGGTGGAAATCATATTATGGTTCATCTAAAGAACTATTAGCTGATGTTAAATTATTAGGTGAAGATAAGTTTCAACGTGTTATATTAAATTTTGCTAAAAATAAAAAACAACTTACATTTCTTGAATTAAGAGAACAAATAGTACATAATGTATTGTTTATTGATAATAGTTACAACGACAATATAGCAGGTAAGTACTTTCGCAAAGATTTTGCTTAGGCAAAATTATTTCATATATTGAGAGTATGGATAATACAGCTCTACTATTCTTAATTGAATCAGTACTAGGTAAAGGACAATCAACAAGTAAAGGCAATTATGCTTTTAAGTGTCCATTCTGTACACATCATAAACTAAAATTAGAAATTAATTTACGTACAACAGCTAAACGTGAAAATTTTTGGCATTGTTGGATTTGTAGTGCTAAGGGTAAAACATTACTTTCATTATTTAAAAAGATGAAAGCCCCAGATAATAAAATAGGAGAACTTAACATCCTAATAATCCCAGATAATACTAAAAATATTGAATTAGGTGCTGTACAATTACCTAAAGAATTTATTTCATTAATTGATATAACTAAATTAGATAAAATATTACAAATTGAAGTAAAGCACGTTTTGAAATTTCTTAAGTCACGTGGTTTAACTCAAGACGATATAATTAAATACAATATTGGTTTTTGTAAAGATGGTAAATATGGAGGTCGTGTTATTATCCCTTCATATGATAATGATAAAAAATTAAATTATTTTATAGCTAGAGATTATAAAGGTGAAACACCTCAAAAATACAAAAATCCACCAGTGGCGGCTAAAGACGTTATTGGTTTTGAACTATATATAAATTGGGATGCACCAATCATACTTGTTGAAGGTATGTTTGATGCATTAACAATTAAACGTAATGTTATTCCTTTATTTGGAAAGGTAATACATGGTAAATTAATGGAAAAATTAGTTAAATCTTCTGTTGATAGAATTTATATTGCTTTGGATCAAGACGCTAGACGTGATGCTTTAAAACAAGCTGAAATGTTAATGTCATACGGTAAAGAAATATATTTGGTAGAAATGGAAGGTAAAGATGCTAATGAAATAGGTTTCGAAAATTTTTTAAACAATATTGAGCAAACACAACCACTGAATTTTCAGAGTTTGCTTGAAAAAAAATTACAATTATTATGATTATTGACAGAAATGTAAACATTATTAAAGACCCTAAAATTAAGCGTCTTGTAGAATATAGCGAAGGTGATAAACAAGTAAATGTTTTAGATAGTAGATTTTATAAACGCAACGATAAATATTACCCTTCAGTTACATCAGTATTAAATTATTTTCCTAAAAACCAATTTTTTCATGCTTGGCTTAAAGATGTAGGACATAATTCCGATATTATTGCTTCTAAAGCAGCAAACGAAGGTACACAAGTACATAATGCTATTGATCGTTATTTAAATGGAGAAGAAATTCAATGGATAGATGAATATGGTAAAGCACAATATTCACTTGATGTTTGGAGAATGATTCTTAAATTTGCCGATTTCTGGACAACACATAAACCCGAACTAATAGTAACTGAATATCATTTATTTTCAGATAATCATGAATACGCTGGTACAGCGGATTTAATTGTTAAAATTAATGGTAAAGTATGGTTACTTGATATTAAAACATCTAATTCACTTCATACATCTTATGGTTTACAATTAGCAGCATATGCTGTTGCCTGGAATGAAACCCATAATCAATTAGTTGAAGATACAGGAGTATTGTGGTTAAAAGCATCTACTCGTGGTGAAGGTAAAGGAGATACAATTCAAGGTAAAGGATGGCAATTAAAACAATATGGTGGAATTGCTACTAATTTTAAGATGTTCCAAAACATATATGAAATATACAAAATGGAAAATCCTGATTTTAAGCCTATGACTTTACTATTACCCACATCAGTAAAATTAAATTAAGATATTTATCTGTGTGAATCAACAATTAACCATAGTAATTCCTTGCAAAAATGAAGGTAAAGGAATAATTGATTTATTAAAAATAATATTATCTCAAATTGATTGTAAAATAATAATAGCGGATTCCTCAACTGAGGAATCTTCTATTTTGTTATTAAAAAAATATAAATCAATATATAAAAATATAGAAGTAATTGAAGGTGGATTACCTGCCATAGCCCGCAATAATGGAGCTAAATTAGTAACAACACCCTATATTTTATTTCTAGATGCTGATATTTTTCCAGAACAAAATACAATTAAAGGATGTATCAGACGTGCTATTAAGGGTAAATATGATCTAGTTACTTGCAAATATAAAACAGATAAAAAATATAACTGGCTATATAGAGTATTTGATCTGTTCCAGTGGTATAGTTCAAAAACAAAACCATTTGCTTTAGGTGGTTTTATGTTATTTAAAACAGAAACCTTTAATAATTTAAAAGGATTCAATGAAGAAGATAAAATTGCCGAGGATTATCACCTCAGTTCCAAAATTAAACCTAATCGTTTTAAAATCACAAACAATTACGTTTATACTTCAAGTAGAAGATTTGATAAAAAAGGTGTATGGTATATGATTGTGCTGGCTTGGAAATCATGGTTAAACAGAAATAATGATGAATTTTTTAAACAAGACTTTAATTATTGGGAATGAAAAATTACAAGGCAATAATAGTTTCTGATTTACATTTAGGTACTAAAGATTCTAAAGCTGAAGAGTTTTTAGAGTTTTTAGATAATCACCCCACTGATCTTTTAATATTAAACGGCGATATTATTGATGGTTGGGCTTTAAATAGAGGAAGCAAATGGAAAAAACAACATACTAAAGTATTAGGTAAAATATTGAAACTATCTAATAAAATACAAGTAATCTGGATTAGAGGTAACCATGATGAATTCTTACAAGAATTTATAGGTAATCATTTTGGTGGTATTGAATTTAGAGAAGATTATAAAATTGAATACGCAGAACATATTGAGTATGATAATTGGGAGAGAAAATGTTACTATGTTTTTCATGGTGATATAATTGATGTGTTTATAACAAAATATACATGGTTATCTAAAATTGGTGCTGTTGGATATGATATAGCATTAACTTTAAATCGTTGGTATAACAAATATCGTAAATGGCGTAAATTACCATATCAATCAATATCTCAAAAAATAAAAAATAGTGTTAAAACTGCTACTAATTATGTTAATGATTTTGAAACTACAGCATTAAAAATGGCAGAAAAGAAAGGGTGCGATGGGGTTATGTGTGGTCATATACATCAACCTGAAGATAGAATAATTAATGGTAAGAGGTATCTTAATAGTGGAGATTGGGTGGAAAATATGAGTGCTATACTTATTGATACACACGGAAAAATTCACATTTATAATAATTAAATTATGCACAAAATTGTAGATTTGTTATTTAATTTTAACACAGGTAAAAAAATTAACCTTGAAAGAGATATAGCATGGGGTTTTATTACGTTTTTTTTAATTTTTACTTTAATTAAATTAATTGCATAATTAAAATAATCAATATTTATAGGTAGCTTGGATTGTCCATGCTACCTATTTATGTTTAATTATGATCAAATTACTTAACCTAGCTAAGCAAATACTAAAAGAAGGTGGTAACGTATTCGGTACTACAGACTCAATTGAAAAAGATAATATTGAACCTACAATTGAAAAATTTGTAGAGCAATTATCCCAAGTATTCCCAGCTAAAGCATCAACATTTACTGCATTTGAAAAACTAGGTTCAGCAGGTAAAAAAGCAGTATCCGGTGATATTGATTTATCATACGATATTAAAAATATATTTCCTGGTGGTAAACCTGATTTTAAAGGTTGGGGTGTAGATGAAAATAAATACAACGAATTATTAGCTCAATTTACTAAGAAAGCTAGAACAGCATCTCCTGAAAAACTTCAATTACGCGCTATGATTGTGTTAATTGGGGATAAAATTAATGATACTTTACCTGATGTTGAAGTAGATCTTAAAGCATCAGGTGCCGGATCATTATTCTGCGCCATACCTCAGTATGGCCCTGATGGTGAACAAGTAGGTAAAGCCGTTCAGACTGACATTAATGTAGGTAATCCTGAATGGTTACGTTTTAGTTATTATTCCCAATCATATGAGGGAAATGTTAAAGGTTTGCATCGCACACAATTAATGTTGGCTTTATTCTCTAATAAAGGTAAATCATTTGGTCATACTACAGGTGTTGTTGATAAAGAAAGTGGTAAACAAGAAGCATCTAATCCTAAAGAAGCTATCGATTTATTAAATCAACTATATGGCTTTAATTTAACTCAAGATATTCTAGATGATTATTTTAAGTTAGAAGATTTTATGAGGAAAAATATATCTAAAGAAGAATATAATTCTATTATAGATAGATACCTTAAAATACTTGATTCAACTCGAGCAGATATACCAAATAATTTACAAAAATATTGGATTGAAAATCAAGACAGATTAGGATTAAAAGGTAAATTTTTACCGGATAATTCAAATTTAATTCCTTACCAAAAAGAAAAAGCCTAATGTCTGGAAGTGCCGGTGGAAATAGAATTACTAGAGCTTCTGTTGCTAAAACAGTAGATAATTATATCAACAGGATATTAAAGAAATTTCCTGCTTTTAAAAGTGCTAAAGTATCAGGCTCATATAATACAAGCGCTAAAGAAGACTTTGGTGATATTGATTTAATTGTTAATTTAGAAGCAACTGATAAGAAAAATATTAAAGTAGAATTAGCTAAATTCCTATCTGCTCTACCAGATAATATTATTGTTCCTTTTAAAAGTGAAAAATATAAAGGTAAAAAATATCTAAACACAGGAGAAATAATCACTATACTATATCCTATAGAAGGACAACCAGGTGAATATGTTCAAATAGATAATATTGTTTCTATTAGTGATGATGAAGCTGAATTTAAAAAAGAATTTTTAGATTATCCTGCTGAAATACAAGGATTATTATTAGGATTATCTAAAGTAATATGTTTGGAAGAAGATCCTAAAGCAATATTTGCTCGTATGGGTATTAAAAATATACCTGAACTTGAAGCGAATCAAGAATACGAATTCAATTTATCAAGCGCCGGATTAACACTACGTATCGTAACATTAGATAATTTTAAAGAAGTTGACCGCACTGAAGTATGGAAAACTAGTAATTGGTCCAATATCAAGCGGTTATTTACCAACTACAAAATAGATGGTAGCTTTGAAGATCTATTAAATGATATATCATCTAAGACAAAAAACATACGCTCAAAAAATCGCATTAAAGGTATTTTTAATTCGATGGTGTCTATTAAAAGTGGTGAAGTAGGTACACCTAAAGGCGATAATAAACAAAAATCATTAGATAAAGTGAATAACACATTAACTGAAACTAATTTAGGTAGGTATCTCGCCTCATTATTATTAGAGCAAGACCAACCAACAATAGCCCTATACCCAGGTAAATTCAAACCTCCACATAAAGGTCATTTTGAAGTAGTAAAGAAATTACTACAGAATGCTGATCAAGTAGTTGTTTTAATTTCTCCTAAAACACATGAAGGTATTACTGCAGATGAAAGTGCTGCTATATGGGAATTATATAAGCAAAAATTAGATGGTAACGTTGAAGTAAGAATATCTGGTATTACTCCTGTTAAAGATGTATATGATTTTGTAGAAAATAATCCTGAGTTGACAGTATATGCTGCTTATGGTAAAGGTGATGAGGGTAGATATGAGAGATTAAAGAAATACCCTAACGCTAAAATATTCAATGCTGGGTCAGTAACTGAAGATGGTGAAGATATAAGTGCTACTAATCTTAGAAAAGCAATACGTGATGAAAATGAAGGTGATATAAGAAAATATTTACCTGATGGAATTGAAGTAAATGACTTTTTAAGAGCCATAGGTAAAGAAACT